GCAGTAAGGTATTTGACTTCACGCCGGACAATCCTCATCTTCCAGATGATACGATCCGGGGCGGGACCGGATACCGCGACCTGCCAATGGACCAGAAACTGCCGCCGAAGATTGATGCCATGTACCCAGATTACTCCATCTACCCGGATTGCGATTATGCTATTGGTTATCTAACCCGTGGATGTCCCAATCACTGCCGCTGGTGTGTAGTGCCTCGTAAAGAGGGGCAGATAAGACCATATAGGCAATGGCAGGACATCATAAGGCATGATACTGATAAGCTGGTGCTGATGGATAACAACATATTGGCCTGTGAGTATGGTGTAAAGCAACTTGAGGGCCTGATTGGGAGCGGGTATCGAATTGACCTAAACCAGGGGATGGATGCGAGTCTGGTAACGGAAGATATAGCCCATATCCTGTTCAGGCTAAAATGGATTCGGTTCATTCGGTTCTCTTGCGATCAAAAGTCACAGATAGAACCGATTAGGCGCACAATAGAGTTGCTAGGTAAACATGGTGTAAAGCCATACAGGATATTTATATATCTGTTAGTAACAGCAGACCTTGTTGACGCATCGGAGCGGGTAGAGGAGCTGAAGGGATATAGAGCAATTAATCTGTATGCACAGGCCGAGAGAAATGAGCGGTTAGGTATTGTCCCAAATGAGGGACAGTTGGAGTTTGCACAGCGATACATATATGGTGGCTGTTACCGATCGGAGATGTGGAAAGAGTATTGCTGCCGAAAAGGATTTAATTATCAATATTAATTTTGGAGGCTATATGAAAAAGCAGAAGGTAGTGAGAACATATCCGAACAATTACACGAATCCGATGACTGTTCTTAGGGACGCCTTAGGCGAAGGATGGATAGTGGTCATGTGTAACCAGACATATTTAGAAAATAATCGTACTTGTCTGGAATATATTCTGGAAAAGGATATTCCAGAGAATTAAAATTTCCGGGAGAACCGGAGGAAGGAAAAAACATGGAAAAAATAAGGTGCGGTGAATGTAGGCACTGCAAGGAATATAGAAAGCTAGGGAACACCAGGAGTAAATACACCTGCGGACATCCGAATCATAGATATATTATTGACTATTTCGATAAGCACCACATAAGCAAAATGCCTGGGTTCCTGAATTTTGGCAAGCCTGGAGAGGTTCCGGTCAAGACATCACCAGCGTGGTGTCCGCGTAAACGGTAGAATTAGAATTTAGTGGAGGAAATTAAAGTATGTTATATCCAGAAGTGGAATTGATAAAAAAACATGCGTATTGTGTATGTGGGGCACCGAATTTTAGAAATAGTTCGGAATTTCATAAACCGATATATAAAATTTACAGTGTTACGATTCCTACCAGACCATATGGAACTAAAACACATCATTTATGCGAGGATTGTATAAAAAGGATTATGAAAGGTGTTGAGCAAGTAAACATCTGATGTTAACTTAGAATTTCCGGGAGAGCCGGAGGAAGGGAACAGAGATGAAAAAGTCTGATGCGAAATGGAAAGCGAGAATTTTTAAAGACAAGGTATTAAAACCTGCTATCAAAGACCAATTACAAATTCTTTCTCAGGTGGTGCTTTGTAGCAAAGAATTAAAAATAGAGTATTACAAAGATGCTGTTTATGCAGATGGGAAGACAAAATTATTTGAACAATACCCGTCATGTAAACAATGGGAACATAGATATTGTCCAGCTAAAGGAAAGAAATATAGGGGTTATGTAACGCCTGGTGGGTATATGTTTTTTGGAGACAGTGAAATAGAAATATATTGTAAAGTGATTGCGGCATTTGCTAGTGAGGAATCACCATTAATCATTCCTTTTAGCGAAACGTAAATTAGCTAATCTGATATTTTGAAATGCGAAGGGAGATTAAATCATGTGGAAGATCATATTTAAATATCCAGATGGAGGCAAGGTGAAACTGACCAACAGCTCCAGGCCAATGGATAAGTCCATTGCTAACAAGTATTATGATACCTATGGCTATAACTCTGACGGTGGAACATTCCAGCAGTATCCAAAGAAAAAGTACAGGCCCATAGCTATGGCCACTGTGGTGGATATACTAAATGTTGGTGGAGATTTAGAGAAAGAGATATCGATCAATGTGGATGATCAGGAGGTACCTGATTGAAAAAGAAAGCAGACAGTAAACAGGTAAAGGCCAATAAGGTATTACGGTTATCAGCTGTAGCGGCTTCCGCGGAATCAGCCATTAAGGAGCCGCCACCAAACACTTGGTCCGCCAGGATGCCGGCCTATACATATACAGTGGCCTGCCCGGATCCGGAACTGCGGGAGCCACCGAAGGGAGTGAGACGATATTATGACCCGAGCAGAAAGACGCCGCTTGGAGCGTCAGAACAGAAAGCAGCCTACATACAATCTTTCCAGGGACCAGATGCAGGGGATGAAACAGGAGGCCACCCGTGATGCGGCAGAGACGGCATTCCTTCTGATGCTTGGAATACCGGTGCTGATGTTTAAGGATCACTTCGGGCAGCTGATCCGGCGTGAGGTGGATGGTAAGAGCCGGGAACAACGCTTTGTGGACTACTGCCTGGAGTTTTACCGGCAGTTTGATAAAGAATTGTACACGCTGGATGATATCAGGGCGGTGCTAAAAGATGAATGCGACATTGAGATTGACATGCAGTGATGGGAGGTGATGCCGGTGGATAAGGAGGTGCTGATACAATATTGCGAGATGAAAGAGGAGATAAAGGACATAAGACAGCGGATTAAGAAGCTGGACAGATTCTTGGAGGAGCCTCATCAGGTATCAGATACCGTCAAGGGAACGCGATCAGATGGTACGATTGGAAGTATTAAGATTACAGGCTATCCAGTACCGGATTATTACCGGAAGCAAGCCTTGAGGGAACGGTACAGACAGATCCTGGAGCGCAAGGAGGCAGAACTGCTGGAGTTAACCTGTCAGGCGGAGGAGTATATCCAGACCATCCCAAAGAGTGAGATGCGGATTATGTTTCGGCTGTATTACATAGATGGGCTACCATGGTGGAAAGTGGCACAGGCTATGAACCGCATGTTGCCAAAGCGGCGGGTGAAGTTTACGGAGGATAGTTGCAGAGTGAGGAATAATAGATTTTTTGAGGAAATTTAAAAATGTTCGGTCATGTTCGCCTGAATCATGCTAAGATGTTATCATGCGGAAGCCAGAGGGCGGAAGCATCCTCCCCCATTGCACAACGGCCGTCAGGTGTCACAGCCTGGCGGTTGAATCGCCGGTACATGATAAGTACGCCAGGCACTGCGCAGCAAGCCGGGCTTGGAGCGGATCGTAAGGTCCTGAAATTCCTTGTCCGGCACCCCAATTCTGCCTACAGGGCATTAAAGAAGACACAGGCTATACGCTGGCGTACTGGCGCACCGGCTATCCAGATGCTGGGTGGCTAGATGCAGGTACGCAATCACAGGAACGTACCCCAGTGTCCTTCGGGCTTGGGGTCTTACATTAACAGCGGAGCATCCGTATATTGCGCGGGCGTCCTTCCGAAACGGAGATAACCGTATTGATTACGGTTCGAGGGGCACTTGTACGTTTGTGCAGGTGTCCTTTTTGTATTTTCATTTTCATAAATGATCCTCAAAGGAATATGATAGTTAAAAAGGTGAGTTATATGCTAGTTAAGTTATACACAATTGTCTTTGGAGGATTACCCTTGGAAATGTTTACAAATGATAGCCTGATTGAGGTCTGGCTTGAGGCAGCACGAACGGTATATGAGGAAACTGGAATGCGTGTAGATGCAAGATTAAGTATACCGTATTATATTTGCGATAAGTATGAAAATTGTAACTTGAGCGGCCCAATAGCGAATTATGTATGCATGTGGGAGCCGACAGAGCTGGAATCTCAAGAAGATTATTATGTGGCATTACTCCAGGTAGTACGGAGGGTGAGAGAAAGATTAGGGAATCCGTATATGGAATTTTCTAGTCAAGATTCAGACATACATTATTTTTTTGGGGATTTAAACTGATTCTAGGTCATTGCGTACGCGCTGCCAGAGAGCACTATATAACCTAGATTCGTTAAAAGAGGCATCCACCATATAGGCGGGTGCCTTTGGTATATTTGTCCCGGCGTCTGAAACTTAGGGCGTCCGGGGCCTCCTTACAAAACAAACATAAAAGAGGTGATCAGCATGGCCAGGGCGCCAGATCCAAGGATAGAGCAGGCAAAGGCCATGTACCTGAAGGGCATTAAATTGGTTGAGATTGCAAATCAACTGAATCTGCCAGAGGGGACGGTCCGCCGCTGGAAGTGTACTCATAAGTGGGATAGCGAACGCTCGGATAAGAAAAGCGAACGTTCGCATAAAAAGGGGCCGCCTAAAGGGAGTAAGAATGCCCTTGGTAATAAAGGCGGCGCAGCCCCAGAACAGAATAAGAATGCAGAAAAATACGGTTTCTTCTCGAAGTATCTTCCGGAAGAGACCGTTTCCATTATCCAGGAGATGCCTACCGATCCGCTTGACATCCTCTGGGACCAGGTACAGATTGCCTATGCTGCCATCATCCGGGCACAGTCCATCATGTATGTCAAAGATCGGGATGACGTGACAACCACCAGGATAGGCCATAAGGATGGCGATACGGTGACGGAGGAGCGCTGGGAGGTGCAGCAGGCCTGGGACAAGCAGGGCAACTTCCTGCAAGCGCAGGCCAGAGCGCAGAAGACGCTGGAAGGGCTCATCAAGCAGTATGACGAGTTGCTGCATAAGCGTTGGGATCTGGCCAGCGAAGAACAGAAAGCGCGGATTGCACAACTCCGGGCTCAGACAGATAAACTTACTGGGAACAACCAGGAGTTGGAGGATATGGATGGGATAGAGGGTGATATCTATGGTGGCAGTAAATAGGTTTGTCAGGAAAAAGACCATCCCTTTTAACTTTTCTGAAAAGCACAAGGAGTATATACGTAGATGTGAGACCTGCATGTATAACGTGGCCGAGGGTGCTGTTCGTGCCGGCAAGACGGTGGACAATGTGTTCGCTTTTGCGCATGAACTTAAGACCACGCCTGATCGTATCCATTTGGCCACCGGATCCACCATGGCCAATGCAAAGCTTAACATCGGGGATGCCAATGGTTTCGGCCTTGAATGGATATTTCGTGGGCAGTGCCATTGGGGGAAGTACAAGGACAATGAGGCACTGTTTATCAAGGGGCCGGACACAAGGGGAAAGCAGAAGATTATTATATTTGCCGGTGCTGCCAAGGAAGACAGCTATAAAAAGATCCGTGGCAACTCCTATGGTATGTGGATCGCAACAGAGATCAACCTGCATCATGACAACACCATCAAAGAGGCCTTCAACCGTCAGCTGGCCGCGCAGCGGCTAAAGGTGTTCTGGGACCTAAATCCGGATAACCCAAGGGCGCCCATTTATGCGGAGTATATAGACAAGTATCAGCGACAGGCGGATGCAGGAGACTTCCCCGGCGGGTACAACTACATGCACTGTACCATCTATGACAACATCAACATTACTTCGGAACGTCTACGGGAGGTCGAAAGCCGGTATGATAGGAACAGTATCTGGTACCTGCGGGACATCAAGGGGATGCGCGTGGTGGCCAATGGCCTTATCTACCGCCGGTTTGCAGATGATACAAGTACCAAACAATATGTCTTCCGCCTAACTGACAAGCCAAAGGACATCATGGAGATTATCCTTGGAATTGATTTCGGTGGCAGCGGATCCGGACATTCTTTCACGGCCACGGCCATCACCAGGGGATATCATAATGTGATCGCTCTTGCTTCAGAATGGATAGGCTGCAAGGATGAGAAGGGGAACCAGATAGAGATTGACCCGGAGATGCTGGGGACCATGTTCTGTAACTTCTGCCAGAAAATCATAAGCCGGTATGGGTATATCACAACAGTGTATGCAGACAACGCAGAGCAGACGCTGATAGCCGGGATCCGATCCAGCTTACGCAAACACGGTCTTGGCTGGGTTCGTGTAGAAAATGCCCTAAAAACTGAGGTCAATGACAGGATTAACGCCACCGCTATTCTAATGGCACAGGGGCGTTTTTATTATATCCAGGGTGAGTGCCAGAGCCTTGTGGATGCTCTAAGCACAGCCGTATGGGATCCCAAGGAATTAACCAAGAACGTCAGGCTGGATGATGGTACGAGTGATATTGATAGCTTGGATAGCTTTGAATACACGTTTGAACGGCAGATCAGCCGTCTGATCAAATACGGATAGGAGGTGATGATGACGAAATTCACAAAGATGTTAGACTTGATCATAAATGTCCTGAATAAGGATGCGGATACCCAGGTGGATGTGTGTATGACATCTCAGATGGCAAATCTGATAGAACTTTGGACCAGGATGTATGAAAACAGATCACCGTGGGTGAATAACAAGGATGTGTCCAGTGCCAACCTTGCGCCAGCTATTGCCTCAGAGATTGCGCGCTTGGTAACGTTGGAACTTAAGTCTGAGGTGACTGGAGGGCCAGCGGCGGATTACCTGAATGAGCAATATCAGCGTAAAGTGATCAAGGATCTGCGGCGGTATGTTGAGTACGGATGCGCAAAAGGTGGCCTGATTATGAAGCCATATATCACGAAGCAGGGAATTGAAGTACAGTTCGTACAAGCAGATTGCTTCTTTCCTTTGGGTTTCGACAGTTCTGGCCGGCTTACGCAGTGCGTATTCACGGAGCAGTTCCGGAAAGGACAGAAGATATATACCAGACTGGAAGTGCATACGCTGCAGGGGAACCGGGTGCATATTACCAACCGAGCCTTTGTGGCTACAAATGATTATAGCCTTGGCAGTGAGGTGGCGGTCAACTCCATTGACAGGTGGTCTGAGTTGGTACCAGAACTGTTACTTGAGGGCGCGGATCGGTTACTGTTCGGATATTTCAAGGTACCATTGGCCAATGCGGACGATTCGGACAGTCCGCTTGGGGTGTCGGTATACTCCAGGGCAATTGGGCTCATCAAAGAGGCAGACAGGCGGTATTCCAATATTTGCTGGGAGTATGAGGGTACACAACTGGCCGTGCACATAGCCACATCCTTACTTAAGTACAACCAGGATCAGGATAAATATGAATATCCAGGAGGCCAGGAGCGTCTATATCGTAACGTTGATTACAATACCGGTGCTACAGATAAGCCATTCATTGATACATTCAGCCCAGAGATTCGAGATACAGCTTTATTTAATGGATTCAATAACCAGCTGAAGCTGGTGGAGTTTAACTGCAACTTGGCCTACGGCACCCTGTCAGATCCACAGAGCGTGGATAAGACCGCCACTGAGATTAAGACCAGCAGGCAGCGCTCCTATGTGATGGTGTCCGATACCCAGATGGCATTACAGGATGCCCTGGAGGATCTGGTGTATGCCATGAGTTTCTGGGCGGCACTGTATGGCTTAATTCCAGCTGGCAACGACTATGAGGTGTCATCTGATTGGGACGACAGCGTGATCGTAGATGCGGAACTGGAGCGTCAGACAGACCGGGCTGATGTAGCAATGGGCGCAATGTCCCTGGCAGAATACAGAGCCAAGTGGTATGGCGAAACCCTGGAGGAGGCAGCCAAGAACCTGCCGGAACCAGCATTGACGGAGGAGTGAGGATATGAAGTTAAAAGATCTATGGGTCAGGATAGGGAATATAGAAATATCATCAAAAGATATGACTAAATTATCGCTTGAATGCGGGAAAGCAGTAATAGAGTATGATGAACCAAATACACCGGAGGGAGTGTCAAAGTTTTTCAGGCTTGTATGCCGTCCAAACGAAGTTGAGTTTATATGTCCATATGAGGTCAGTGAAGATTATAGAGATATCACAGGGAGTGTGACCAAGACTACGTTTTGTACGAAGGAATGCCCTTATGATACTTGAGATAATGTGAACGGAGGAGTGAGGATGAAAGGTAAAATATTTAGAATCCTTTGGCGATGTAAGCGGATACGTCCCCTTTTGTGGAGGTGGTCTCCAAGTTTAGGCCATCACGCATACATGGAGGAATGGGACCAAGCATTTTTAAAAGGCTTTAATGATGCATTAAAAGCGGGTGGTCATAAATGACACCGGAGGAACTGGAGAAGCTGCCAAAGCCATTAGAGCGCACCATGACGGCGCTGGAACTGTCCATTATGGATGAGATCATACAGCGGATCAAGGAAGCTGCGCAGGTTACGCCGGTCATTGACTGGCTGCTGATCAGGATGGACGCCATAGGGACAAGCCGGATCCGGATTAAGCAACTGATTGGTAAGGCCCTGGAAAAGACTGACCTGCAAGTGGATGATATCTATGAGCAGGCAGCGCGGTCTGATTACATACGCAACAAGGAGATTTACGAGGCTGCTGGTAGGGATTATTTACCTTACAAGGATAACCAATGGCTCCAGCAGGTTGTGGATGCAGCCAAGCGGCAGACCAAGGATACATTGAGGCCGCTGGAAAACATCACTCAGACTACCGGCTTCAACGTGCCTATGGGTAATGGCAAAAAGGTATTCACACCGCTATCAGAGTATCTGGAGCGTAGCTTAGACAAAGCCATGCTGGGGATCACCACCGGCACTAAGACATACAGCCAGGCCATCGGTGATGTAATTGACGAGATGACGGCCAGCGGCATCCGTACCGTAGATTATGCATCCGGGAAGTCAGATAGGATTGAGGTGGCAGCCAGGCGCGCGGTGATGACAGGTGTGGCCCAGATGACGGATAAAGTCAACGAGAAGAACATGGAGACACTGCAGACAGACTACTGCGAGGTGGACTGGCACATGGGCGCCAGAAACACCGGGACAGGCTATCTGAACCACCAGAGCTGGCAGGGGAAGGTCTATAGCAGTGAGGAGATGCGGACTGTCTGCGGAAAAGGACAGATGCTTGGCTTTGGAGGGATTAACTGCTACCACATAGCCTTCGCCTTCATTCCGGGCATCAGTAAGCGTAAGCACACGGATGAGTGGCTGGCGGAACAGAACAAGCGGGAAAATGAGAAGAAGGCATATAAAGGCCGGGAATACGATATCTATGGTGCATTACAGCACCAGCGGAAGTTAGAGCGTACCATCCGGAAACAGAAGCAGGATGTGAAGCTGCTGGAGAGCGGCGAGGCTGACAAGGAGGAGATTGTAGCTGCTAAGTGCCGGCTACGGCTGACTAATAAGGCCTATGTGGATTTTTCGAGGGAGATGGGATTGCGGCAACAACGAGAACGTCTAAGGATACCGAAATAGAAAATAGCACGCGGGATTATTCCGAGTGTTATTTTTATACTTAAAAATCGGTCAGAAGATAAGACCTAAAATAGTCAGCCGTTGGTGGATGGTTACACACCTATAAATAACCTAAGGACGGACGAGAAAGGAAAAGAGAATGAAGACAGAGGATTTACAGGCAAAGGGGTTAACTCAGGAACAGATTGATTATGTCATGGCGGAGTATGGCAAGGACATTAATGGGATCAAGCAGGAGAGGGATACATACAAGACCCAGCTTTCCACGGCACAGGCCACGCTTAAGAGTTTTGAAGGCGTAAACATATCGGAACTTCAGGGGAAGATACAGACCCTGACTACGGATCTGGCCAACAAGGACGCCGAGTACCAGAAGCAGCTGGCGGAACGGGACTTCAATGATCTGTTGAAAACCACTGCAGAAGGGTTTAAGCCCAGGGATCTGAAAGCGGTCATGCCTTTCCTAGATGTGGAGAAGCTGAAAGCCAGTAAGAATCAGGAGACAGATATTAAGACGGCCCTGGAAGCTGTAAAGAAAGACAATGCATATTTGTTTCAGGATGTCAGTATTCCCCGCGTGGTTGCGCCAACTCCTGGCCCAGGGGGAGACAAGACAGACGACACAAGGACACAAGCAAACAATGCCTTAAGAAGTATCTTAGGCAGAGAATAGGAGGTAATACAGTATGGCTGTAAATATTACAAGCAGGGCTGATGCGGAGGCCATTATCCGCGAACAGGTTATTTCAACTATTTTCCAGGACGCTCCGAAGCAGTCCACGTTTATGAGCATGGCACGTAAGCTGCCAAACATGACTAGCAACCAGACCCGGATGAGGGTGCTTGATTTCCTGCCCACAGCCTATTGGGTAGATGGAGACACTGGCATGAAGCAGACAACCAGACAGGCTTGGGATAATGTATTCATTGAGGCTGCGGAGTTGGCAGTCATTGTGCCGATTTCCGAGGCAGTGCTGGATGATGCGGAGTTCGACATCTTCGGTGAGATTACACCGAGGGTTAACGAGGCAATTGGCCAGCGCGTGGACAGCGCCATCATTTTTGGCGTGAATCGTCCGCGTAACTGGCAGAATGACATCATTACGCTGGCCAGGCAGGCGGGCAACAATGTGACGGTAGGTTCCAGCCCCGATTATTACAATCTGCTTCTGGGCGAGGGCGGAGTCATTTCCAAGGTTGAGGAAGACGGATATATGGCTACCGGAGCATTAGCCGCCATGAGCATGAGAGCGAAGCTGAGAGGGATCCGGGCAACGGATGGCAGTCTTATCTTCAAATCCGATATGCAGGGTTCTACCAACTATGCGCTGGATGGGGCGCCGATGTATTTTCCGCAGAACGGCGCCTATGACAACACCATTGCACAGCTGATTGTTGGTGACTTCAAGCAGGCGGTGTATTCCATCCGTCAGGATGTGACGGTAAAGATCCTGGATCAGGGTGTCATCCAGGACCCGATAACGAAGGAAATCGTCTACAACCTGGCACAGCAGGACATGGTTGCCCTGCGTATTGTATTCCGGATGGGATGGGCACTGCCTAACCCGGCAACCAGGATGGACGAGGATCGTGTAGGCTGTCCGTTTGCATATCTGGAACCGGCAACAGCAGTAACCACTCAGAAGGTAACATTTACGGTTCAGGACAATGCTGAAACACCAGTAGCCATTAGTGGGGCAATTGTGGATGTGAATGGCTCCAGGGTCAAGACGGACGCGTCCGGCGCGGCGGAGTTCAATCTGCGGGCAGGGACATATCCGGCGAAGATTAAGAAGTCAGGCTACGGCCAGGTTACCGAGACCGTGACTGTAGCAGATGCGGCAGTAACAAAGGATGTAACCCTCATCAAGCAGTAAGGAGGCAGGCATGATGCAGGCATATACTGACGAGATGTACTATATTAACGACTACCTGAAGGGGAGGAAGCCGGTCATCACAACTGGCTTCCCTTTTTATGCGCGCAGCGCCAGCCAGATCATTGACCGGTATACATTCAACCGACTGAAAGATGTAACGGAGGTTCCGGAGGAAGTACAGATGTGTTGCTGTGAACTGGCGGAATCCGAGTACCGCATGGAGAAACAGCAGAAAGAATCCGGAGGAAAGGCATCGGAGAAGATCGGTACTTATTCGGTCAGCTTTTCCAGCGCCCAGGAGTCAGTACAGGCCACGGCCAAGGAACAGCGCAGCATTGTTATGAAATGGCTGGCAGATTCCGGCCTGTGTTACCAGGGGGTGTGATATGTATACCAATGCAGATGTGACGCTGTATTTATACAGCAAAGAGGGGAAGGCCGAGAAGTACACCAGAATGCCCATAGAGGGTGTGTACTGGGAGGACGTGAGGCAATCCACCTTTCTAAAGACCGGCCAGCGGGACGGTACATCCGTGCTCCTGGTCATCCCCCTGGAGAGCCTGGACGGCCCCATAAAACTGACACAGGGCAAGGACTTGGCTGCCAAGGGCATTATTGAGGGCGAGATAGACTGTAGCAGTCAGGAGGCTATGTCAAAGTCCCTGGCAGCCCTTAAGGCAGCCTATGGATTCCTGACAGTGGTCACGGTAGATGAGCGGCTGTATGGCAGCGAGTCCGTGCAACATTATGAGTTGGCCTGCAAGTAGGGGGTGAGGGGCATGAAGGTGGAACTTAACATAAGCACCGCAGAAACTATCAAAAGGAATCATGGGCTGCAGAAAAGTGGTCCAGTGCAAAAGTTGGTTGATTCAGAGGCCATGCGGTACATGAGTGACTACATGCCGCGCAGACAGGCAGGAGAACTGGAACATATGATGATCATGGCCACAGTGATTGGCTCCGGTCAGATCGACATACCAGGCCCTTATGCCCATTATCTGCACGAGGGCATTTTATACGTGTCCCCGACAACGGGCAGTGCTTGGGCCAAAGAGAATGAGATTAAAGTTCCCACGGACCGGGAACTGACCTATGCCGGCGCCCCAATGCGTGGAAAGAAGTGGTTTGACCGTATGAAGGCCGACCATAAGGATGACATCCTTCAGGCAGTTCAGGCTTTGGCAGACAGAGGAGGGAAGTAATTGACAATCATAGATTTTATGAGGCAGAAACTGACAGAGTATCCCAAAATATCGGAGTTTCTGGTTGATGGAGATATCCATGTGGATTTCACGGCGCCGGGCTCCAGTTATGGTCTGTCCAGCAATGGAGACAGCCTGGTCAAGGAGGACTTGCTGGGTAACCAGACCCGCCGACACAATTTCGCCATGTACGCGGTGGCGCCTTCCTTTACGGATTACTGCCGGCTGGCCAACAGCAATTTTTTGCTGGAGTTGGGATACTGGCTGGACAGCTTGCCGGAGGAGTATGGCCTTATTGCAAATATCGGAAACCAGGAGCTGGAAGCAAGGTTCCTGAAGGCCGCCACATCTAACGCAATGGCTATGCAGCCCATGGGCGAGACAGTTAATGACGGTATCCTGTATCAGATACAGATACAGGTTACATACAAAATAGAAAGTGAGGAATTTTAAATGGCAGAAACGATCACAGGAAAGATTAAACGTAAATTTATGGCCAACTACATTGATGCAGCCCCTCCGTCTGAATCCAAGGAATCCTACGTCCGTTTGGGGAAAGACCTGGAAGAGTACATTGTAGAAATGAACGCCAATGTGGAAACTAAGAATAATATCTGGGGTGAGACGTCCGTTACACTGGACAGCTATCAGCCCCAGGCCAGTGTAGAGCCATACTATGCCGAAATCGGAGAGCCGCTGTTTGAGCGTCTACAGGGAATCGTGGATGAACAGCAGACCTTGGATGATCTGAAAACCAGTGTAGTTGAGGTCCATCTGTGGGATCCGGTTGAGGCGGCAGACGGCACATACGTGGCTTACAAAGAGGATGCGATCATAGAGGTATCCAGCTATGGCGGTGATACGACCGGATATCAGATCCCGTTCAATGTGCACCATAGCGGAAATAGGGTCAAGGGTAAGTTCGTGCTTGCTACAAAGACTTTTACAGCGGATACCTGAACAGAAGCGCGGGCGGCGGCAGATCCGCCCGTGGTGTATTTAATTGATCACGAGGAGGTAGAGCCTGATGGCGAAGATGAAGAACCTATCATTTAATGATGGATACGAGAGTTTTACGATCAATGATGATCCCACGCGGATTATCCGGTTTAACCCGGCTGACCCTGAAATCATCAACCGAGTGTTGGATGTGCAGAAACATTTTAAAGATTATAAGCCTCCTGCAGAGATAGAACTGAATCCGGATGGAAGTCCCAAGGGAGACTTGGAAAAGAGCGGAGCATACATAGGGGAATTTACAGCAGAGATGCGGAAAGCCTTTAATGGTATATTTTTATCTGATGTATATGATACGATCTTTGCCGGCCAGTCTCCGCTTTGTATCATTGGTCAGAAATATCTGTACGAGGAAGTCCTGGACAGCCTGCTTGTGCTGATGAAGCCTGCGGTTGAGACATACAACAAGAAGAACCGGGAGAAGATGAACAAGTATCTGAAGGACATTAAGCAATGATTGGCATACTACCCACCGGCCTTGATATAGGTGGCATCAGTTATCCCATAGAGACAGACTACCGGAATATATTGGTATTCCTGGCTGCTTGCAATGATCCAGACTTCACAGCAGCAGAAAAACTTGAGATCCTGATGAAGCGGCTGTACCGGGATGGTTTTTACGAGATACCACAGGAGCACATGGAGGAAGCCATACTGCGGGCTAAGTGGTTCGTGGACTGCGGTCAGGAAGATGACGATAAGAAGCCGGCCAGGAAGGTGATGGACTGGGAACAGGACGAGCCTATCCTATTCCCTGCTATCAACAAAGTGGCGGGTATGGAGACCAGGGCGGTCCCGTACATCCACTGGTGGACCTTTTCCGGGTATTTTATGGAGATCGAGGAAGGAACCTTTTCCACAGTCCTGGGCATCCGACAAAAGAAGGCCAAAGGCAAGAAACTGGAAAAGTGGGAGCAAGAGTTTTATCGGAACAACAAAAAGCTTTGTGACGTCAAAAGACGGTATACCGAAGAGGAACAAGCGGAGATCGAGTATTGGAATAAATTGTTGGGTTAAGGCGCTGGATGAGCGTCTTATTTTTATGCGCAGGCAGGAGGTGATAACATGGCAGCAGGCGGTAGTGACGGTAGTCTAAGGTTTGATACAGCGATCAATATAGATGGGTTTGAGGATGGCATTTCTACCCTTTCAAAGGCAATGGACCGGTTGACGAAGGCCGTGGACCGGTTATCCACCAACATCCTGAACCGATTTAACGGAGCGGGACAGGCAATGGCCGAGACTGCCAGCAGCGCAGAGAGCACATCGGATGCAGTGGAGACAATTGGTGATGCGGCTGATAAGTCAGCAGCGCAGGTTAAAAGCCTGCAAGAGCAGATGGACGCGATCAGTGTCCACGATTGGCAGGACAATGCATCAGATGTTGCATCTTCCGCGCCGGTTGCCGCTCCAGTTGCAACTCCTGCTGAATCACTAAATTATGACCCCAAAGCAATGGCGGCGGTATTCGGGGAAGAGGCAGCGCAGATACAGAACTATGCCGATGCAGTTGTGCGATATGGTGAGCAGGGGGCCGCAGCCTTAAACCAGATGGATCTGGAAGCACAGGCCCTAAAACAGCAGATGGACCAGCTAAAAGTGCAGGATATGGAAGCTGTACAGACAACCCCCAGGGAGGCAGTTGCGGTGCTGGTAAGCCCGGAATCCATGAATTATGATCCCGGAGCGATGGCCGCAGTATTTGGTGAGGTAGCTTCCAAAATCCACAACTGGGCCGAAGCGGTGGAACAATATGGAGGTCAGGCTAGCATGGCCATGAATGGACTGCAACAGAATGCAGCAGAAGCAGAACAGGCTGTGTCGGAAGCGTCCAACCAAGGTGCAGAGCAGGCCCAGGGGTATGTAGGGGTTAAGGAGTCGATCCTGAATGCATTTAAAACTGTACCACAGGCATTCAGCCAGATACCGGCAGTAGCCAAAAGGGAGTTGTCCAAGGTGCCTGGGATTGTAAAGAGTGCATTTTCCTCTGCCGCCCGGACAGTGACCAGTTTTGGAAAGATGCTGGGAAAAGGACTTGCCAACAAAGCAAAGCAGGCCGTGTCCAGTCTCAAAGGATTGGGAAAGTCATCAAACAAGGCAAGCCAATGTGTTTTTAAGTTAGCCAATATGTTTAAACTCATGCTCATCCGTATGGCCATGAGGGCAGCCATTCAGGGCGTAAAGGAGGGCATGCAGAACCTGGTGCAATATTCAGACAGTGCGAACCAGGCCATGTCTGGTCTTATGACCAATATGACATACCTCAAGAATAGCTTTGCAGCAGCATTTGCGCCGATCCTGTCCATTGTGGCGCCGGTACTTAATACACTGATCAATCTGTTGGCAACAGCGGTTGGATACATAAATCAGTTCTTTTCTGCGCTGGGTGGTGGGAGCACATTTGTCCGAGCCAAGAAAGCCAATGAAGATTATGCAGCCAGCCTTAAAAAGACAGGGGGTGCTGCGAGTGCTGCCGGTAAAGAGGCCAAGAAAGCCCTGGCTCCATTTGATGACCTTGTGCAGATACAACAGCAGAGCGCAGATGATTCTGGGGGCGGTGGCGGAGGAGCCAGCCCATCCGATATGTTTGAGACAGTTGGGATTGATCAAGGTATCAGTGACTTTGCAAACAAGTTGAAAGAGATGTTCGCGGCTGGAGATTGGGAAGGTATTGGACAACTGATCGGCCAGAAAATCAACGAGGCCGTGCAAAGTTTCACGGAGTTCATCAGCTGGGATAACGTAGGGGCGCAGATAACAGCCTTTGTGACGGCCTTTACGACCTTATTTAACAGCCTGGTGGCCACCATTGACTGGTATGCCATTGGGATTATGTTTGGTACAGGTATCAACACACTTGCTGCTACACTCTTTATGCTGCTTACCCAGATTGACTGGTTCATGCTGGGGAATGCTCTGGGCGTAGGATTGATGGGGATGGTCGACACGGTTGACTGGAACCTGTTTGGTGCAACAATAGGGGCCTTTTTCCAGGCCAAGATATCCGGTCTTCTTGGATTTGTTCTGGCTGTAGATTGGGGAGCGATTGGGGCTGCCATAGCAACCTGTCTTATGGGCCTCACAGGTCAGATTGACTGGGCGCAGCTGGGGTATCTTTTTGCTGCCGGGCTCAATGCAGCCTTTGCCCTATTGGGGGAGTTTGCAACTACGTTCGATTGGATTGAATTTGGTACCCAGCTTGCAACCAGCCTAAGTACATTTTTCCAGACCTTTGACTGGGCAGGAGCCGGAACAGCCATCAGCGATATTGTGATAGGGATTTTAAATGCCCTCGTGACGTTTATCACAGAAACGGACTGGTGGGCATTTGGGGATGGTGTGGCTACGGCTCTGGAACATATTGACTGGGCAACGGTTGCTAATAGACTCTTTGCAGTAATAGGAGCTGCGTTGGGTGGTATCGGCGCCATCATTGGTGGATTGATATCAGATGGTGTGGTTGCCGCAAAAGAATATTTCCAGGATAAGATTGAGGAATGTGGTGGGAATGTTGTGGATGGGATTTTTAAGGGTGTCATTGATGCTATGAAAGCTGTGGGTACTTGGATAAAGACCAATATCTTCCAGCCTTTCATGGATGCATTCAAGAGCGCCTTTGGCATACACAGCCCATCAACGGTAATGGCAGAGATGGGCCAGTACCTGTGGGATGGTTTCTGTGACGGGATAAAGGAATTCTTCTCCGACCCAAGCGCTTTCATTAAACAGCATATCACTGACCCGTTCGTGAATGGAATCAAGAGCCTGTTGGGAATTCATAGCCCGTCAACGGTCCTTGCTGGAATCGGCTCCAACACAGTGGCCGGGTTCAACCAGGGTGTCACGGACGAGCAGACCGCGTCCCAGAATGTAGTGAAATCCTGGGCCTCCGGAGTGGCCAGTTGGTTTTCGGATAAGTTCGGCATCAGTTCAGGTGACTCCACGGAGTCCAAACAGTGGGCCACAAACATCCTATCCGGATTCAACAACTCAGTCACGAAGAATTATACAAAATCCCAGAGCGTCATGGAGACCTGGGCGGAGAATGTCCGTAAGTGGTTCGTGGGAGCGGATGAGGTGCAGGGGGTGAATGAACTATCCTGGACGAAATTCGCGGACCTCATCATCCAGGCATTCAAGGCTAAGATTGACGACAGCCATAACGAGACCCAGTCACCCATGGAGACCTGGGCAAAGAATATAAAGGAATGGTTCTGGGGCGACAGTGACCTGGAAGGAACCGGAGGGATGTATAAAGCATTTTATGACATGGCAAAGAGGATCAATGAGGGATTCGCCAATGGTATCTCTGACTTTGCTTACATGGCAAAGGACGCCATTAAAAAGTGGGCAAGGGAAGCCATGGAAGAGGCCGAGGAAGAGTTTGACATCAACTCGCCGTCTAAGGAGTTTTATGGCATTGCAGAGTATGTAGTGCGCGGATTTAATAACGGTATCAGTGCTATGGCAGCATCATCCCGCAGCACGGTCCAGAAGTGGCTGGATGGCGTCCTGGATGTGTTTGACGGTGTGGAGATCCAGTTGCCGATCGGTATCAACATCCCGAACGCAGCATCCTATCTGCCCAGAATGGCCAGCGGAACCGTTGTGCCGCCAAGGGCTGGGGAAATGTCCGCCAGCATGAGGAACACGGCAGGATACGGCCAGGAAGAGACACTGGGCTACCTGGTGGCTAAAATGGACGAGATGATAAGCCGCCTGCAGGCGGAAGGGAACCGGCCAATACAGATTGTCATGAACCTGACCGGGAACCTGGCTGCGCTGGCACGGGTGCTTAAACCAGAACTTGACAAGGAGGCGGCCCGCAAGGGTGTGAGCCTGGTAATTGTAGGAGGTTGATATGGATAAGGTATTTTTACTGGACGGCAAAGCCTATAACGTTGAGGTGGAGAAGGATTCACTGGAACGCAGCTTTGCCGTTACGGATTCGGAGCAGTCCGGACGTACCATGGACTACACCATGGACAGGGACATCATAGGGACCTTCTACAACTACACAATGAAGATCTACCCAAAGATGGATGACCTGGCATCCTATGATGCGTTTTACAACATCATATCCGATCCGAACTACGCGAGCCATGAGATGACCTTCCCGTATGGGCAGGAAACGTTGACTTTCCAGGCTTACGTCAGCCAAGGTAAGGATAAGCTACGGATCCGGAACGGGAAGAACATCTGGGGCATGGATGGGCTGTCATTAAACTTCACGGCCATGGAACCACAGAGGAGGCGGTAAGAAATGAAGTGGGACATAAGGGTAGAGACCAATGGACAGCAGCCGTACTCCTCCGTGGATGATCTAACAAGCTATGAACAGAACATGCCCCCCTACGCTTACTGCCTGCCCCGCTACGCTAAGATGGATGGGACATACAGTAACGTGCCAGATGTGTTGGAGCATGGGCAGAATGGGTATATCAGTACGGCCCTGAGTGGCCAGGATGGGGACTTTGGGGTGCCGCCAGTGATAACGGTCACCTTTGACCGGCTTAAGACCAGCAATGGCGTGTCCGTGGTGTTTAACCGGATATCCGGGGATTATGCCAGCAGGCTTAAAATAGCCTGGTATAAGGACACGGAACTGGTCCAGGAGCAGGAGTTTGCGCCAGATGGGGTGGAGTACTTTTGCCTGGCCAAAGTACCGTTGTTTAACCAGCTGGTTATCACATTCCTGGAGACCAACCAGCCATACCGGTATCTGTGGCTGTCGGTGCTCAAGAACCAGAGGATGACGGATGCCGGCGGACTTAAGATTGTCTATGACGACATTGCTCTGGGAGCCGCAGATGATCATACAGCAGCAACGGATGACAAGGACTACTATGTTGACTTGCAAGACCTGAAGGTGGGCGTTGAGTTCCCAGATTATGCCCTGTGCCTGCCACGATATGCGAAGATGGACGGAGGGTATAGTAATGCTCCGGATACCTTGGATGATATGGGATATGTCAGTGACAGCATATCGGATGCAGATGGGCGCTTCACGGCGCCTCCGGCATTGACATTCACGTTTGGTCAGAACCATTCCAGTGTGGGGATAACCTTGACATTTAATGATTATTCTGGGGATTACTGTAGCGAGGTCAACATCAAATGGTATCGGGATGATACGCTGCTGGCTAATCAGAACTACTATCCGGATACATACAATTATTTTTGTTATGGAATCGTGGATTATTATAACAAGGTTGTTATCACATTCCTGGAGACCAGCAAGCCATACCGGAATGTATTCCTCACAGGGATTACCTGGGGCCTTATCCGTATTTTCAAGGATGATGAGATAGAAGACATCAACTGCCTGATGGAGCTGAATCCGATATCCGAAGAGGTCAGCATCAACACCATGGACTATACGATCCGGAGCAAGTCGGAATATGCATTTGAATTTCAGAAAAAACAGAAGCAGACATTATATTTTGATGAGGCTATCCTGGGTATTTTTTACCTGAAGGACGGCAAGCAGTTGGGAGAGAAACGGTACTCCGTGGAAACTCAAGATGCAGTAGGGATCTTAGATAATAATCAATTCATGGGTGGGATATACAGCAACACTCTTGTATCAGATATCCTGGACGGCATTATGGATGGGGAGGGGATCACCTATTTTCTGGATGATGCCTATGCAAGCACCACGGTAAGCGGATACCTGCCAATATGTACTAAACGTGCGGCCCTGCAGCAGCTTGCCTTTGCCATTGGCGCCCTGGTGGATACCAGTTACGACCGGCAGTTGTACATCTATCCACAGCAGACAGAGGTGACAGGAGAATTTACGACCAGGGACATATTCTTGGGGCTGACCTTGGAGCACAGCGATATCATAACCGGGATCCGGCTGTATGCACACAGTTATACTACGGGGACAGAATCAGCGCAGTTATACAAAGGCAGCTTTACCGGAACCACAAAAGTAGAGTTTTCAGAGCCGTATCACAGACTGTCAATCACTGGTGGGACCCTTGGAGATCACGGTGCCAACTATGCATACATTACCGGTACTGGTGGTGAGGTGGTGTTGACTGGGATCAAATATAATCACAGCACTGTCTCCATGCTAAAGGAAAACCCGAAAATCACCCAGAACAAAAACATTGCCGAAGTCAAGGAGGCTACGCTGGTGACTGGCAGCAATGCCCAGGCAGTCCTGGATCGTGTCTATGATTATTATAGCAACAATGAGAGTATCAGTTTCCGGGCTGTCATAAACGATCAGGAACTAGGGAACCGTGTGAATGTAGTTACCGGGATCAAGGGAACCATGACAGGGAATATAACAAAGCTGGATTTTAAATTCAGCCGGCGCAAGATTACGGCGGAGGTGACAGTGAAATGAGTACGGTATTAGACACGCTGATAACGGACAGGACAGCGGATGACCTGGCCAATGATACGGATAGGGCATATATAGCCTATACGGACCTGAACCGTGTGGAGCAGGCATGCGCTCTGCTGGCTGGACTGCTGCATGTTGACATCCGGACTAAAGAGTGGGGGATGGAGGACTTCCGGACGGATACAGAAATGGCCCGCTTATTGGGAAACATAAAAGCTTTGCGGGCGGCTTATTTTACAAAGACCAGCACGCCGGTCACCCCAGCAAAAATTACATACAGCAGCGTCTATCAGGCGAATGATATCGAACAGATACTTAAGGATTTGGGAGATATGTACGACAGCATGGTGAGCGGGCAGCAGCGCCTATCATTCAAGCTGGGGGCTAAAGCGATAGGAAACAGGAGGTAAATATGGCACTGAAAACAAATTATAAGGCAGATGTCTTTGAAGGCAACCGTAAGTATCAGATTAGTACGGATGCGCAGGGAAAATCCGAGATTGTGGATGTGACTACATACAGTCAGGAGGGGGATTTATTTAAGCCCGAAGATATCAACGCCATCACCACAGAGATCAACCGTATGACCAGAGAGGTGGAGTTGACCTTGCTGGCAGCCAATTGGAGCGGCTCTGCCCCATATGCCCAAACGGTCAGCGTCCCCGGCCTAAAGGAGACAGATAAGGTGCAGATGATGAGCGCCATCAAGTCTACCACTGCGGTGGCCACGGCATATACATGGGATAAGATGGGGGCACTGGTTAAAGCGGGTATTACTGGGAATGGAGAGGCTACATTTTACTGCCCGAAAAAGAAACCTACATCTGATTTTAACATTAAGTTAGTGGGGGTGAGCGTGAATGAGTGATATTTTGATACCTTATGGCGGGGGCGGAGTTGATCTGGATGTAGTGACTGCCACAGCAACTGACGTAAGAAAAGGTAAAGTGATCGTAGACAAAAATGGGGATCCCTTAACTGGCACCATGACCGAAAAAGCAGCGGCTACATATACACCAGGAACGGCGAACCAGACTATTGCTGCTAACCAATATTTAACTGGTGTTCAAACCATTAAAGGTGATTCAAAGCTGCTTGCGGCCAATATCAAAAAAGGAGTGTCGATATTTGGGGTTACAGGAACCTGGGAGGGATATGTACCCGGATCAAAAGACCTGTATTATAAAGGGACCAATTCTGGCAATTTAAAATTCGGCACAGCCTTTACGTTTGTCTCGGGCGGATCTGTTATTTTTGATACGGCTCAAATGACATGCAAGGCTGATAACGGAGCGGCATTTAGATGCTGTTACTTATATCCCAGCGCATCACATAATTTAACTCCTTACAGTGCATTAAAGGTAGACTTTCGGGCTGGGACTGGAAAACTTACTGCCGACTCCAAGTTATACTACGGCACCAGTTTATCCGCAGTTACCACAGAATCTGTGGGGGGATCTTTAAGCGGAAATACCTTATCATTTAATATCAGTGCCATTAATGCAACACGGTATATCGCACTTTATCTATACTGTAATGGCTCTGGGATTACATTTTATATTGACCGGGTCTATTTCGCATAGTTATAAACTGGACGTTACGCCACCCTGATCCCGAAAACATTCCCGGTGAATGGTGTCCTGCTCCATGATGGATCACTGTCACTTCCATGAGCATCGTTATAATATTCGACCGATAAATAAATCTTTGGGGCAAAAGATCCTGCCAATGCGGTAATATCCGTAACAAGGTCAAGCGTTGACTTCAGACTCATGTTGGTCCTAGATGTTTTTATCTTTGTTGACCCATTCCATAGTTCGATGACTGCAATGTAATAGTCAGCATCAGTATAATAATCAACACCTGCTAAGTTGAAATTAACAATCAGCTTAGTGTAACCACTCCATGCAAATGCTTTACCAGCCGTAAATTGAGGATACGAATATTTGGTTATTTGAATCCTGTCTGATCCAAAATAGACAGCCGCATTATTGGATGCGAAGCTATATGCATTATTTCCCTTATAATACAGATCGGTAGCCGTAGCAACATACCCTTCCCAACTTCCTGTAACCCCAATTATAAGGAGATGAAAAATAGATCCCAATCAAAGGGACCTACATAGTCACATTATATCATGAAGAAAGGAAAATGTAATATGAAAGTATTAGTAATTTATGATAACACAGGCCGTATTTGAACCATTGTATACAACAAAGAAGAGGAAAGGTGAGGTATATGAAAATGAGATTTTTAGACAAGTGTAATGCTGCCTATGGGGCAGCCGTAACGGTCCTGGTGGCCATACTGGGGCCATACTGGTACATATTTGCGGGGTACCTGCTTTGCAATGTCCTGGACTGGCTGACAGGCTGGTACAAGGCCAGGAAGCTGGGACGAGAGTCAAGTAAGACTGGATTAAAAGGTATCCTAAAGAAACTGGGCTACTGGGTGATCATCCTGGTATCCTTTTTGATGCCGAAATTATTTATTGGTCTGGGACATGACATTCTGGGACTTAATCTGGATTTCCTGCTGCTTTTGGGATGGTTCACCTTGGCGTGTCTCCTGGTCAATGAGATCCGCAGTATCCTGGAGAACCTGGTGGAATGTGGTTACAACGTGCCAGCTTTTTTAATCAAGGGCCTGGCCGTAACAGAGAAACTTATTAACGCAGAGACCGAGAAGGTCAACTAAGAAAGAGAGGACAAGATCATGGCAGTATTAAAAGGACATGCAGACAAGAGGACAGAGGAACAGAGAAGAAATGACGCAGCGCAGAAGGCCAGGCCCAAGGGCACCCAGGACACCACCTATGTAACAACTGGGCCAACAACCGGTAAAGCTGATGAGCGTGACGACAATCCGGCTCCCCCAGTGCAGGAGGAGATACCGGTAACAGTAGTACCGTCTAAGCCTGCCGGCGGGATCACAGATGATGCCGGAAACGGACCGGGAGTTAAGCGTTAACCGGCAGAAAGGCAATGCTATGAGGACACTAAGATTTAGAGTATCCGGCCAGGAGTTGACGAGGGCTCCTGGCTGTGATTTTAGCAACATAATTGCGGGGACATCCGGTTACCTGCAAACAGCGTTTGAGTTCGGCCCCGATTGGGACGACACGGTCCGGGTGGCAGCATTTTATCCGTATCTGCAATCTCAAGAGGTTGGCAGACTGATCAGGGACGGGGCCTGTATTGTGCCGGATGAGATAACGCCCTGTGATCAATTTAAAATAGGGGTGGTCGGTCAAAGAGAAAATGGCCAGCGGATCACCACCAATCTGATCACGATCAAACAAGAAAGGGGGAGTGGACAGGCATGGCAACAGTAGACGAGATCCTTACAAGACAGGCTTATGCAGCCGGGGATGAGACATGGACCAAGGATAATAACTATCCATCCTACACCATGTACGCGGAGCCGGAGTATGTCCCGGTCACCAACAAGCGTATTGCAGACTTTAATGACCAGGTATCCGTCCGCGGAGAACAGAACGCCCAGTTTGTGGGCTTCCAGCTGCCCAGATATGATGATGCCATGGATCTGTCCACCCAAAATCTGTACATCCACTACCAGACAGTGTACGGCGGCAGTGACGGCGTACCCTGCAATGTATCCTGGTCGGACAATTACGTCAGGCTGTGCTGGATGATACCCGGACAGGCCACCCAGGAGCCCGGATCAATCCAGATGATGATCTATGCAACCGGGACGGACAGTACGGGAGATAGAACCATATGGAAAACCCTGCCGGCAACATACACCATCCATGACGGCCTGGAGATAGGCGGCGGTATACCGGAGCCGGACCCGTCCTGGTATGAGCAGTTCGTAGCGCAGATGGAGGGTAAGGTATCCACTGCCCAGGGATACGCCAATGATGCCCAGGCAAGCAAGGTTGCGGCTGCGGGATCAGCCACGGCAGCAGCACAGTCTGCGGATGCATCAGCACAGGCGTTACAGGAAAACAAGGACTACGTGGAGAGCCAGAAAGAGACATTTGTGGGCTACAACAAGCGTGAGACCGATCTCAAGTACGCCAATGCCCTGATCGGCTCTGCATCCGGTACTGGGCGGGTCAGCGTGGGAGATGCGTGGGAGGCGCCGATAC